GACGAAAGAATGTGCGCTACCGTCCGCATGTTCTGTACAAGCAACTGGATGAGGTGTTTCCCTACGAGGACTGGTTTTACAGCCACCCGTGGGACCTCAGAACGGATCCTAAGAAGTATCTGTCTCTAGGGTCGTGTGAACGGCCCTCTTCTAGGTTCAAGTTTGTAGACAAAACTTACGCGAAACCTAGGGGAATATGCATTGAAGAGTTGGAAACACAATTTCTGCAGCAGGGCATTAAAAGAGCTCTGTACGCCAAGATTGGATCCCATCCGCTTACGCGGGGAAGGATCAATTTTGAAGATCAAGGCGTTAACGGCAGATTGGCTGCGACGTCCTCCTATGATCGAAAGTATGGTACAATCGATATGTCGGAGGCGTCGGATCGTATCTCTAGGCGTTTGGTTAAAACCCTTTTTCGGGGTACGCCGGAGTTGCTGGAGGCTTTACTTTCCGTCTCCACGCGCACGATTGAACTCCCAGAAGACATTCCGTTCATACGGGATTTCCCGTGTGAGAAGTTTGCTCCGATGGGATCAGCCGTTTGTTTCCCCATCATGTCCCTTGTGCACTTTGTGCTGATCAGGGGCATTTTAACAATGTGCGGATACCCGCCGAGTTTAGCTCATGATATCTACGTGTACGGTGACGACATATTAGTCCGAAGCGAATGCGTGGAAGATGTGTACAAATGGCTTCCGTTGTTCGGTATGAAGTTAAACACCGAGAAGAGCTATTTCAAGTCACATTTTCGTGAGTCTTGCGGGGTCCATGCCTATTATGGCGTTGATATTACTCCGGTGTACTTTAAGTACATACCGACACCTCAATCACACTGGGGGGAAGTACTTTCCATCCGTGGTGTAGAAAGAGATCTCTTTTACCGAGGTTTCCGGAACACTGCGGCCCTCCTCAGGAGCCTATCCCAGAAGGTTAAGAAGTTGAGGGGTGTTAAACCCCTTTTCGTCTCGCCAAAATCTAAAGTATTCGGTTGGATCAGGAATACCGAAGATGCGCCAAGGAGGCCTTATTCAGGTCTACCAAGACGTTGGGAGGGTAAGACATACTCACAGCAATTCTTGTATAAGACTTTGGTTGTCCGGCCCTTGTCGGATGACCTCAGCATCGAGGACCAGAGTGAGTGTTACCTGAAATGGCTTACAGAACATCCGAACCCAGTAGCTCGCATCGACGAAGAGTCCAAAAGACTCCAAGTCCCCACCCCGACCATACCCGTCTTTTTCGACGAGTACGGTCCTACTTCGACTTTCAGAGTTCACGTAAGTGACCTCCGACTAAGCGCCTATCGGCGAAGAAGAGTAGCGAATGGGTATGCTAGCCAACAGCTAGGTGTAGATGTAGCCACACAGAGTGTGATGGAGTCACGATCGGATTTCATTATCCGGCGTGAATGGTGTCCAGACTCCGCCTTCTAACTGCAGTAGCAGAAGGTAAGAACATGGACATCCGGAGCGAGTGGGCTGTGCATCAGCGCTGCCCCACCCTGCGAAAAGTTCGCGGGAAAATGGGGGGCCGCCTAGACTTAAGGCGGCTATAGCAACGATGCAGGGGCTCACT